CAATGAAGAACACAGTACACCCGTACAACCAAAGGATATGTATATGCGTCCAACACCAAGAGATATGAGTATGCGTCCAACAAATGAACGTGGTGAATACATTCCAATGGATGAATTGCCCGACGATGTTCGTATTAAAATTGACCAACAACAAAGACAACAACAAAGGTACGATCTATAATGGGTGATTTATGGGACGCATACCGCCAATCTTTGGGTAGTGAGAAAAAACAAGATGTTCGTCGTAAGGTAGCGCCAGAAGGTCTATCACGTATCAACCAAGATACTAGGCTATTAGGTGAATGCCCAAGTTGCAAAGCTTTGAACCGAATAACTATTGACTCAACCATGACGGAACCATTTCTTCGATACTTGGAATTCAAAGATGATGACAATCAACCTATTTGTAGAGAATGTTATACAGCACTACGTGGAGTTAACCCAGAAATAAACAAAGAAATAATAACTTCAGAATTTACACCTTATGCTGGTATGCCAGGTCATACTGTTTGCCCAAGCTGTCGTCAGAATGTTCCTCTTACTAACAAATCATTCAATGGTGATAATATTTGTAGAGACTGTTTTGCAAACACTGATGGTGTGCTTCCAGAAGCTTTGTCAAAAAAAGATTTTATACAAATGAAAGCGTTGAAGTTGCTTGATAAGCTACAACGAAACAAGGAATAACATGCCATCATTTAACAGTAAAAAACAACCAGTTAGAAAATTCAATTCACAACGTCTTGCCATAAAAGTGCGTAAGGTTAAAGAGATTACACAAGTCTACCCACCGCAAGGTAGTGGACTAGAAGGTTGGTCAGAACTTTCATCGACTCCACATGGTGAACTAACAGATCGAGCTCACCAAAGAATGGTTGAACATTATCGTGAAGGATGCCAAGGTTCACCTATTGAAGGTCAAAAGAATGAAGATGGTACACAAGCTAGAAGATGTCTTAACCCTCAATGTGGTGGTAGATGGCAAGGTATAGCTGACGAACTTATTCCTCGTGAAGTTTCTGAAACAATGGGTATTACTGGTGACAAGAATGGTCACACACACTACTTGGGTGATGGTTGTGAAAAACCACATTATGGTCAAGGAACTGCTACTCACACTCCAAGTTTAGCAGATTACGGAATGTTAATGCTTCAAGTACCAGGACGCAACCAACCTATTTCATTAAATGAACTTTTAGTCAATTCTGATTCTATTCGTATTGGTACTGATGCAAATGGAGAAGCAATTTATCCTAGTCGTTACATGACTGACAGAAGAACTGGTCAACACAAACATGATTCTGCTTACTTGAGAGCTGGAGCTGCTGCTCATGGTGCTGCAACCGGAATGAGAAGACTTGTTGAAGCTGGAGAAACTGATCTTCGCAAATATTTTCAAATAGCTAAAGATGCTGCGCATGAACATTTTGGTACAAAGAGAAAAGAAATTGATCCAAAAGACTCTCATGGTGAAGAATACGTTGGTATTATGTCAGGAGCTCCTCAAGAAGATCCATTCCATGTTGTTGCAAATGGTACATTGAAGAACATTCGAGAAACTTTGGGTGATACTGCATTAATTGGTAATGATCCAATGCATGTAAGACTATGGGAAATGGCAAGAACTCCTGATTTTACTCAGACATTTAACATTCACCACGTCATAAATAACCAGTTAAACCCTATGAGTCACGTCGTTGATGCACAGAATCTATCAAAACTTGCTACTAGTAAGCATCCAGGTGTTCGTGAATCATTTTTTGCAGGCTATCCACAAGACATTCCAGATGTAGGAAACATGGCTGAGATGGGAAATGTTGCTAAAAAAGATCCTTTTTCAGCTCACTGGCGTTCCAACAGAGTACATAGTTTAGTTCACCGACTAGTTCGTGATCATTCAGAACGAAATAATCGATCTAGAGTGGATTCTGCACCAACTTGGCAAGCTGATTACAACCCACAGACTGATGAAAACTTTATGGAAATGATCCAAGGCAATCCAGAAGTGTTCAAAACCGAAAAATAATTTAAAATTTTCACCGAATAGACTTGACAGACCCCCGCGCTCTTATATATATTTAAAAAGGATAATTTATGTTAAAAAATTGCAACTGTATAGGTTGTACTACACAAGAATATTACGACAAAGTACGTACACAAATGTCCTCAGTTAAGGTAAATAAGCATTTTAGTGAAGAAATTAATACAAATAGCACGTATCAGGATGGATTTTCTGCTGTAGATAGTGAATAATTACTATGTCAGTCGAAAAACACGAGCAAAATGTTACTCATAGATATACTATTTGCTATCCTGATCATCCGGAGCGCGAAAAAGACCCTCACTACAGGGACTTCAACGCTTACAGACGCAGAACGAAAGACACTGCGCAGTGTTCTGTTGGTTTGCATCGTAATGATTTTAGTGAATGTGCTCTAGATAAACCTCTAGAGTTGCATCACAGCCATGTTGAGTTCTCTTTACAGAACGGAGTCGACCTTAAGTGGCTAGAAATAGACTACCCTGGTATCTCAGACCCAGATCATGTAGGTGCTTGGGTAGAAAGCGCAGATAATCTTGAGTGGCTTTGTGAGTTTCATCATAGAGGCCATGGTGGAATACATACTGCAGCAGCTGCTGACTACGAAGCTGAAAAATATGTAAGAGGTCTTATCAAATGACATGTAAGCTAGGGCATATTGATGCTAAAATAGGTTGTACAGACTGTATTAACCAAGCAATGAATATTATTACACCACTTCTTCAAACTGGTCATATACCACATTTTAAAATTTTTCGTTCCAAACCTTCAGAAAAAACACAAGAAGAAAATTCCAATACTCCAGTACAAGGAACAGTTGGAATGAAGTGGGCTATTAGATATTCTGCTACCAAAACACAAAATAGTTTTAATAGCAATTTAAATAACAATTTAAATAACGCTACCAAAACAGGCCCAGTTGCATCAGACTCGATTGGAAGCCATTTAACTCAAATGTATAATATTGTTTGGCCAGAAGGGCCAAAAACAATGATGAGCGATATTACAAATGCAGCTAAAATTTTGACAGATCCTAAAAAAAGACAAAATACTAAACAAATGTTAAAAACAACACCAGGTGTAGCTGGTGTTTATGTAAAAGATAAAATTAACAAAGCTAAAAATGTTATTAAAGGATTGACACCAGAAGGTCTTGATCCAGATACTGGTTTACTTCCACCTCTCGACCCTCCTTCTGACGATACAGATGGAATAACGGATGTTTATTAATGCTAAAATTTAACTCAGGATCAATATCTAGAGAAGAAGCGCTCGATAGAGTGCATATTCTTCACGATAAATTGAAATTTTACGAACGCAATCCATCATTTGACGACGGTAAACACGAAGATATACTAAATGTGTTCAATCAACTAACGCAAGACCACCAAATCACTGAAGATGAGTTGGAAGGTAGACCTGCTCCAACCACTGAACTTAAAACTTACATTGGTGAAGGACGCAAAGACCCAGTTAGCATTTACAATTCACAACCTGAAGTGTTAGAAGAGAGAGAAATCAATCAAGCTAACGGTTGGGATAGAAATCACGACATTGCTTTGCCATTCAAGATAGGTTACAACGCTAATACTGGTGATTTTGATCAAGAAAGTCTTGGAAAAATTCTTGATCAAAGAACAGCAGAATTTCCTGCACATGAACACACTGATTGGGATCCTGCTAAAATGGATGACCTACGTGAAGCGTACGCATTTGGCATTGAACCAGCAGATTACAAGAGAGCAATGAGCATTGGTGTGCCTCACGATTATTTAGTTGAGAATTTTTATCGCAGTGCTAGACCACATACCATTCAAGATCCATATGCCACTGAACTTGGTAGTGCTGCTGGGATTAATTTTGGTGAAACCCCAGCAGGTGCAGCAGCTAAGCAATTTAGAGAAGAAAATCCATTACCAGAAAGCAATGCAACAGAATTAGAATCATCTTCTGGCTTTATTCCATTGCGTTTCAGTGTAATGAAGCCAGCTCACATTGCAATGGCTTATCAACATGGAATTGATTCAAAAGAATTGCTTGAAGCATGGCATGGAAATGGTTTTCACCCATTGGCCCAGTTTGGTGAAGAGTTTACTCACCCAATTACAAAATATCTTGCTGCTCGTGGCATGGGCATTAACCATGATCAAGCAAGATCATTACTTTCTAGTTTAAAACACATACCTTCACACACTTTTAAGAGATATATGCTTAAAGGACATAAACCAGAAGAGATTATTAGTGCATTAAATGAACATGCTGATATTTCACTCGATAATCCAGCAAAACAAGAGGCTATCAATGAGTGAAGCTTGTCCATTAGCCATTTTTGATGCATGCCCACTATGTGGCAACAATCTTGACCCAGAACATGCACATTTCAAGTGCAAATCTTGCGGATGGAGGGATTCCTGCTGTGACTAATTGGAATATTAGATATGCTAGCGATGATTACGAAGCACATAGGCAAGAATATATACATCGTTACGTCCGACCTGGCAAAAAAGATACACCAGAAGCTAAAAAATTTTATAGTGAACAAGTATTACCTAGAAAACCAAAACCCTTGCAACCAATAACTACACCTGCACCTCCACCACAGGAAGAACAGTTAAGTTTTGAAGGAATGCCATCAACTGACTTTGCTGGTATGGATCCTGAAAAAGCTATGTTGCAACCACACTATCTTGGTCCAAGTTGGACCCCATAAGGAGAAATCATGACAGATCGTATTGTTGGTAAACTAGGTAAACTAGATCCTAAACGCCCTGCTGGGCTACATATGTTGGCTTTTTATCAAAGCAACCCACTTCCAACTGCCCCAGAAAGTGTTGTTGTTCCTAGTGTAGCGGATTGGGGCATGTTAGGGAATGATAAATATGGGGATTGCACTTTTGCTGGTATTGTTCACGCCAGAATGGCTAACGCTAATGTTTTGGAAATCTCTGAACAATTCCCTAATGACACCGAAGTCGAGCAAGTTTATCTCAATTTTACTAACGGACAAGATACTGGAGCTGTCGAAGCGGACCTTCTAACATATTGGAAAAATAATGAAATTTTTGGTAAAAAACTATCAGCATTTGCTCCAACTGACCATGCTGATCAAGACGAGCTTCGCAGTGTTATTGCCAGTTATGGTTTAGTATATATTGGTGTTCAAATGCCTGGTGTTGCTCAACAACAGTTTATTAACAATCAACCATGGGCTTTGACTCATACTCCTGCTGACAATCAAATTGAAGGTGGTCACTGTGTAGTCCTCGTTGGATACGACAAAGACTACGCCCAATGTATAACATGGGGCAAAGTGCAGCAAGTATCGTGGGAATGGCTTAATTCTTATATGCAAGAATCATGGGCCTTAATTACCCCAGAAATTGTAGAAAAAGGACAATACGGAGATATGCGGTTAGCAGATCTAATGTCTGACTTGGAGAAATTATAATGACTATTCCTAAAAGATTAGAAGAATTGCTAGAAGAACAACAGATGTTGCGTACTGCCGATATTGCAGGTACTTTAAATGGTGTTGCAGGTGTTTCTGATGCTGCTGCAGCTGGTGAACTTGGTTTAGACCCAGTTGCTGACGTTGCTGCAGTTGGAACCGACGCTGCTGCAGGTGTAGCTGACGCTGTTAAATATGGACCCAAATTATTGGATGCCGTAGGAAGTGGTATATCTAAAGGATGGGGTGCTTTAAAAGGATTTTTAGGTATGCAGGGTGCTGAAAAAGTTCTTGGCGTTGGAAATGGAAATACTGCCCCATCGGTACCATCTCTTACTCCTTCAGTTGGTGCATATGGTGGAAACGATAGTTTAGGTGGACCAGTACGAGTGGGGCCAATGTTAACAGCTTCTTCTAAACAAGCTGGTTCAAATATGGAAATGGAAATTCTTGAAAAAGTCAAGGATATACCACGTCTTCTAGAAATGATTCTTGAAACAATTTGTCGTTGTGGTCAACCAACCGCTGGTAAATTTAATGGTATGCCACATTGCATCCCAGGAAGCGGTTGTGCAAACAACATTGCTCGTTCAGAAAACAATCCAGATGGTGATAATTGTGTAAGTTGTGGCAATCCTAATTGCTCAGGCTCATTTCATGGACAACCTATTTGTGCACCTGGACAAGGATGCAATGATCACTGGGATTCTGAAAATGGAACTCGTAAGTGGAATCCATTGATGGAATCTCCTGAAGAAAAAATTGCTGATCATGACAATTGGGCTGCAAAGACCAATCATGGTGACACCGAGATGCCAGAAGAGGAAAACGAACATTCTGGCACCACTTGGGAATAAGTAAAATAGATCTTAGAACGTACTAGTTAATAATGAAATACGCAGATACCAGTGCCGGAACTTATGAAAACGATGATTCTTTAGAAGCCATCGAAAATCATGAAGAAGGTTTTGGGCTTCCTGGACAGTCTGCTGTAGGACACGTTGGTTTTGTTAGAAGAGCAGACATTGGTAACCAGGACAATAATTCAACTGGTTTGACTGCACCAACAGGTCATTTTCATACAGATTTAGAAAAAGAACCAGGAATTGTATCAAATGAAGGACTGAGCAGTGTTAGCCCAGGTTCTTTATCACCACTCATTAACGGAGCACTAGGAAGTAACATGAACGCACGAATCGCATACATTATGGAAAACGGAGAACCCTTCTGCAATCACTGCGAGAAGAACTTCGTACCAAATAACCTAACTCGCATTGCATGCACAAACTGCGGATGTGGACAACCGAATGATGATCATGGCGCTTTGGACCACTTGTTTGCAGGTGGAGACCTTGAAAATAGCCACGTAGCAAGTGTTGATCTTGAACACGTAGAAGGACCTACTGTTAAAGACGAATTAGCTGGTAAAGAAATTGTTAAAGAAGAATCAAAAAGAAGTTTTGTAGAAAACACTCTTGACACTTTCCAAAAGAAATCTAATGACAGTGAACTTTACTACCGTGGATACAACGATGCACAAGCTGGTAAGCCACTTGACGAAGATCTCGCTCTTCTTTCAGATGATTACTATCACGGTTATGATCAATTTAAATTTTATAACAAAACTCCACAACAAAGCGTTGGCCAAACTTTGTACGATGTTAAGCCTAACAGTAATGCTATCCCACGTGATAACAAAATGCACCCAGAAGACTACGATCGTGGTCCACTTGAATTGACTGACGGTACTGGAACTGTTACTGCTGCTAAAATTGCTTCTATTTATCCAATTGATGTAATTGAGAAATTTTTCGAGGTATAATAATGAATAATTGCCCTATTTGCGATACAGGTCGTACAATAACAAAAGTTAGCTCAGCTGGAGATGAAACTTATTGTGTAGATTGTCGTCGCATTGTTGCTAGTGCTACATTTGGTTTTAAATTCTCTGCTAGTGATGAACCAACATCATGCACAACTTCTGATAATCAACCAGGTTACAAAGGACCAGGTAAAAAAGCTAAATGTTTCCCATATGTTGAAGGCAATAAAGATAGTGAAGCAAAAGCTAAGCAAAAAGCTAAAGATTCTATTTATGCTGCTCAACATGCTAAGGGTGCTTCAAAGATTGTCAATGCTTTAGCTTATTTCACAGGTGGACCAGCTAGTGTTACAGATGGACCAATGCAACCTGGTGGAAATCCTTCAAACCCTCTTGGATTTGGTGCTCAATCAAATCCTATGCCACTAACAAGCCACCCAGGTAAAAGTCCAATGCAAACGGGTGCTTTAAGATCTGGTGGAAGTGGAGCTAATGGTGAAGTACCAGCTGCTCCAGGTGGAATCCAACCAGGTGAACTTAATGGTGCTAATCCTGCCAATAGTGGTACAACTGCTAGCAAAATTACACCAAGACTTGCAGATTTAATTTCAAAAGAAATCTTTGGAGTAGGTCACTGCACTGCACACAATTGCCCCGAAGACGAATGTAAACTAATGCACGAGTTGCACTAGTAAACAGGAAAACAGAAAGATTCCATTATGAACTACGATGACATTGAAAGACAAGCTAAGACTGCCGCCGCAGACAATGGCTGGTTCAACGGCTCTTCAGAGAGTATCTTCGCTAGACTAGACAGACTACAAGACATCCTTGACACTACAAGGACTGCTGCTAGCAACCCTAATGCTTCTATGACAGAACTTGAGCGTTACGCAAATATTCTTACAGAACTTGGTGCAGAAAAAGAATCTCTTGAGAAAATTGCTTCTGAATATGTTGATTTTGACACTGAGGACTACCTGAATAGTCTTCCAGGTGGAACTATCGCTAAAGAATATCGTGTTAGCAGTGCAGGAACCGCTGACCTTGGTGAAGATGATGGTAGCCTTCTTTATCGTACTGCTGCTTCAATCAATCGTGAATACGAAGATGCCGACTGGATTAACTTTGTAACTGCTGGTGCTGAAGTATGGATTGAAGATCAGGGTCACCGTCTTCTTGACAGTCAACTTAACACTCGTGAAGCTGCTGTATACTATGTAGAACAAAAAACTCTTCCAATTCTTGATGTAGAAAAGCGTGCAGCTATTATTGACAACTTTGTTGACAATGTAGAAATCTGCCGTAGAGCTCGTAAAGAAGGAAGCACTTTCCGTGGCATCAAGTCAGCTAGTGCGAATAAGCTATCAGCTAAATTGGTTGAAGAAAGCCTAAACGAATCATTTGGGGATAACCTTAACTGGTTGTAACATGACTGATTCCTGGAATGGGTTTAGAGTTGTTGGTGCTGTAGAAGATGACAGTGCACCAAAGTCAAACCAGCCACCACTCGTTAAACAACTACAACAATTGCTTGCCGATGTTGCCTTGTTCTATCACACTGTACATGAATTCCATTGGAATGTTACAGGAATTGATTTTTACGAATACCACAAATTATTTGATGAAATAGTAAGCGACGTTTACGATAGTATTGATCCTATTGCTGAAAATATCCGTAAACTTGGTGGATATGCAAAATATAACATGAGTGATCTTGTTAAAATAGCAAACCTCAATGAAGTTGATGAACAAACCAGTGATGCTAAAGCCTTGACAAATTATTTGATTGCGCTAAACTCTGATCTCATTATTACTTTAATGAAAACATTTGACTTAGCAAACAAGTCCAACCAACAAGGCATCGCCAATTTTATAGCTGAACGCATTGATATGCATCAGAAATGGAATTGGTTCCTTAAAGCATCCGGTAAATAATATGGATGATGTTGCTGAAAATGTTGGATTAGTAGTAGCTCTACTCACAGCAATAACTAGTGAACAAGAAGATGTAGCTTATGAAATGGTATTAGAAAGCGACCCTCTGGCGCTATTCAGCTGTTTAACGGGTGTAGTATTGAGTTTATTGAATCTTCTTTCACAAGTTACTAATATTACTCCTGAAGAGTATCTAAAAGATCTTGGAATTTTGGCCTTTAAAACGCATGAGTGAAATTGAAGGTTTGCCAGAAGGCATTACTATAAACAAAGGTAATGTTGATTTTTCATATGAAGTAGAATATGAAATAATTAAGACTATTAAATGCGATAAATGCGATATATCATATGATGCATTCCTTTTAACCAATGGCAATCGTCATGAAGGTAAAATTGTTATTAATCCATCAAATTCAACAATTTGGAAAAATACTCTATCCAAAGATAAAAATAAAGCAATAAAAAATATTTTAGAAACTTTGCAATTAAGGTTTGACAGACACAAAGAAAGGTGCAATAATGATTAGGTATAGTACACAACCCAGTAAAGGTTCCAACGCTTTGACTGATAGCCCAACTTCACCAATTGTAACAACAAAAGATACACGTAATTTGTTGGACATTAAAGATGGTGAAAAAACTCAGGATGTTTTGGACCTTGACGCGAATGATGTTAACGAATAGTTAAGGAATAATGTGACCCTTAAGAAAAAAGAATTGCAAGTAGAAACCGAACCAGTTGTACACATTGTAATTCCAGATACTCAAGCCAAGGACGGTGTTCCTACAGACCACCTGAATTGGATTGGAATGTTTATCGTTGAGGAATATCGCAACAAGAATATTAAGATTATTCACCTAGGTGACCATGCAGATATGCCAGCTCTTTCATTGTATGATAAAGGAAAGAAGAGCATGGAAGGTCGCAGAGTAGTTCAAGACATTGAATCTGCTAACGAAGCATGGCGTATTCTTAATCAACCTATTTACGATTACAATGATCAACAACGTAAGACTAAGCACGCAAAATGGAATCCAGAGCGTCATATTCTTTTAGGTAATCACGAAGACCGTATTAACCGTGCAACTGAAAATGATGCTCAAATTGATGGATTGTTTAGCACAGACGACCTTGATTACGCTCGTACTGGATGGCAAGTAAAGCCATTCAAAGAAATTCTATGGCTTGATGGCGTAGCTTACAGTCACTTCTTTTATAACCCAATGACGGGTAATCCTTATGGTGGAACAATCGATGGTCGTCTTAAGAGCATTGGTCATTCTTTTACTATGGGGCACCAGCAGACTCTTCTCTATGGTCTGAGATATGTAAATGGTGATGGTAGAGATGGTGGAGCACGATCCCAACATGGCCTCGTAGCAGGTGCTTGTTATCTGCATGATGAAAACTACAAAGGACCTCAGGGTAATGCTCACTGGCGTGGTATTGTCGTTAAACATCAAGTTAATGGCGGAAGCTATGACCCAATGTTTGTTTCCCTTGATTACTTATGTCGTAGATATGAAGGCACTAGCCTAGAACGGTTTAAAAAGCTCAAGTATCCGCGTATGTAGTATATGAGCAATTCTCTTGGACTACAGAGGAAGAATTTTCGCTGTGTTTTTAATCCTTATGTGACTAAAGACAACCGTGAAGGCATCATTCGTTCTATAATGTCACAATTTGAGGGTTACGAAGCAGATCCAGAAGTAACTGTTCATGATGAAGGTTTTATACTTACCCTATCACTTGGCTCAGAGCTAACATCAACACTTGCTAGAGATAAAATTCTTTGGAATCAATTTGTTGAAAGCGTTACTGCTCAGGATGCTATTCGCAAAATCCAAATCCTACGACTGCCACAAGCAGGAATCATGGATTTCGGTGAACGTTCTACGGGTGCAGGAAGTGTAGGAGCTTTTGCCCCCAATGTTGACCCTAATACCGGTAATACTGGCGTAGATGAAAAATTAAACACTCCTCTTAACCGTGTTCCTAAGTATCAAATCGATGCAGATCCAGATGACACTCTTGGACACCACGCTAGCGTTAAATACGCAGACCCCACCGACCTTATTTCGGAAGACCAATCTTTTGTACATGGTTTAACACCTGCTGATCTTACTAGTGATGCCAATAGAGTAGAAACTGGTCCACAAGATCAATTAGAAACTGGTGCAAAGCAACATCGTCCACTTCCCGCCGTTCTTGGTGGTTTTAAACGTATTGCTATTGATACCGATGCAGGTAGTGCTTTTACTCTTAACAAACCAAATGGCTTTCAAAGCGTCGGAGACCCACCTAGAGACGGTGGATTGCATGAGAAGGCTAACCCAGGTACCGGAATTGGCGGAGGAGCCCCTATAAGCGGTGCTAGCTGGTTTGTAACTCAACCTGGTAATGAACAAGGTACACAACTAGGTGTAGAACGCAACAAAGATTATGATTTGTCATCTTCATCAGCACCACTTGCTGGTATTACAGCATCTGTGATAGATAATAAAGAAGAAGAAGATGAACAAGGTATTAAAAGAGAATATGGATCAACATTAGATATGTTGGGTGTCGGTGAGCATCCGCTAGGTGGTGCAGCTTACGGATCCTTCTTTGGAATTAATGAAACATACGATTATGAAGGCGATATAAATGACTTCGACATATAAGATATATGCCGCAGGTGAAGATCCAAAACAATATGTCCCAGGAGACTTTATTTTGGTATCAACTACAGGTGTCCTAGCCAAGTTAATTCGATTTGGTCAATTTATTAGATATCATGGTAAAATGAAGCCATTTTCTCGATGGAATCATGCTGCAATGATTATTGGCGAAGATGGAACCATTGTTGAGGCAGTAGGACGTGGAGTAATAACTAGCAATATTAGTGAGTATGCTGATGTAGAGTATTACTACGTCACAACAAAGCTTAACAAACAAAGCCGTGATCAAACGGTGTCTGCTTGCAAAAGCTTTATTAAGGATAAGTATGGTTTCTTTACCATAGTCAGTATTACCCTGGATTTAATCACAGGTATTAAGTTGCAATTTACAAATAACAACACAATGATTTGCAGTGCAGTAGTAGCTCAATCATTGTGGGCCGGTGGTGTCATATTTGATAGAAACCCATATCAAATGATGCCAGCTGATTTAGCTGCTTCTTTCAATATTATTGCATAATAATAATTTTTTGTAAAAAGCTTGACTTTTACAAAAATATGCATTATATTCATTCTTATGAAAAAAGCTGTTATATCCATAAGTTATGATGCCCGTAATACCCAAAGCGACGAGCTCGCAAGCCAAGAGATCAGCGAAACTATCGCTGGACTTCTCAACAGCCTACGTACTCAAGTTAATGGTGTTCAGGTATCCGTCAAATTCACCAATAATAAGGAGAAAGAATAATGTCAAGTCCACTTAATACAACTACAACAAGAGCAACAGGTCGTGCATTTGTTGCAGCCATTGTTGGTGCTCTTATTGCTTGGGGTACATCCAAGTGGGGTAAGTTGAACACCGGTACATTCGCTGTGTTGACACCTGTTGTTTCTGGTCTGTATTACACAGCAATTAGTACACTAGAAAAGAAATACCCTAAGTTTGGTTGGCTTCTTGGAACACTACCACAACCTGCAGCACCAAAGGTTTTGCCTTCATCGGAGCCAAAAGTAGTACCTACTCCAGTTAAGGCTGCTGCCAAGAAAGTACAAGCTGCCAAGAAAGCTACACCCAAGAAGAAGTAATTCTTCTGGTCTCGTAGCTCAGTTTGGTTAGAGCACTTCCCTGTCACGGAAGGGGTCGTGGGTTCAAGTCCCATCGAGATCGCCACTTTATTAGAAAGAATAATAATGTTGCTCAAATCACCACAATCATCTCTGGTCTGCGATAAAGTTATATAAATGCCAAATCTAGATCTTTTGTTGACCAACGATTTGTATTTCCATTGTGATAAAGGCTACGGTGATTGTATTGTAGCATTACACGTAGTAAATAAACTATGCGAAAAGAATCCACAGATTAATGCTAAAGTTTTCATTCCTGTTAATTACCGAGAACAGCTAGCAGAACTAATACTTGATAAAAATATTAAATTTGTTGATATGCCACACCCACGTTACTCTATTGACTTATGGTGTCATGCCATACTTGGTGACAGTCTTTATGAATCACACCACGTATCAAAGCAAGATAGCACATTGAGCAGTTATTTTATGTGGTCATACGAAATTGGTAATTACCTAGCTAAACAACTGCCACATCTGCAACAACCATTTGATTCTATTGAAGAAACTATTCTAAATGAACCATGTTTTGCAAAAGATGTATTGGATGAAGACTTTGACTACTTGATTATTAATGGTTACCCTGTTAGCCCTATCCTTCGGATGTCTAGAGAAGAGCAAGACAAGAGTTTTGCTGCATTGTTAAAGAAACTGAACAATGAAGGTCATAACGTCATCACAACCGTCAAAGTTGATGGATATCGTAGCACGCAAGATTACAATCTAAACTTAATTGACATTGGTAAACTTGCTAAGCGTTGCAAAAACATTATCGGTGTACCAAATGCACCATTTATCGCTTCTGTGAATGATGAAAGCATGAAAACAGTTGAGAGTTTTATATCTTTGCTTGATCGTGTTAATACCAATGTTCCTTACCGTGATATGGCTAGAACATTTGACCTTAACAACAAATTCCGTACTGTCAAGTCACTTTACGAGTTGATCTAATGAAAGCTGCTATTCTAAGAGAGTTAAACGCTCCACTATCAGTAGAAGACATAGAACTTACACCATTGAAAGTTGGCCAAGTACTTGTAAAGGTACTTGTTAGCGGTATCTGTGGTTCTCAGTTACATGAAATTAATGGCAATAAAGGTAACGGTAAGTTTTTACCTCACCTTATGGGTCACGAAGGCTGTGGCATTGTACAAGAAATTGGTGATGGTGTTACCACTGTTAAACCTGGTGACAAAGTAGTCATGCATTGGCGTGTAGGAAATGGAATTGAAGCTCCGTTCCCAGAATATGTACTTAATGGCAAGACTATCAGTAGTGGTAAGGTTACCACACTAAGTGAATACTCTATAGTTTCAGAAAATAGACTTACTGCAGTTCCTATTGATACTCCCAATCATTTTGCTGCCCTTCTTGGATGTAGTTTAACTACTGCACTTGGCATTATTGACAATGAGTGTGATTTTAAGATTGGTGAAAGCGTTGCTATCATAGGTACTGGTGGAGTTGGTCTAAACCTAATCCAAGGTGCAGTTTTACGTGGTGTGAATCCAATTGTTGCTATTGATAATAAAGAAGATAAAGCATGGTTATCGTTTGATGCTGGTGCTGACAAGTTCTTTAGTAACAAATATGAATTTGATGGAAAAGTAGACGTAGTAATTGATACTACGGGCAACATTGATGCAATCAAAAAGAGTTTTGGTTATCTATCTAACAATGGTAGAATGATCCTAGTGGGTCAACCTAAACCAGGTGAATCTTTGGAGATCGCTAACGCTCTTTCTTTCTTTAATGGCAACGGACTCAGCATCAAAGCTACACAAGGTGGCAAGACAGATCCCTCGAAAGATATTCCCCGATATGTCAACCTCAACAAAGATGGTAAACTTAATATTGATAAAATTGTAACTCATCAATATAAATTGTATAATGTTAACAAAGCATTTGATACACTTAAGAACGGTAGTGCCGGTAGAATCATGATTGAAATGGAAGATAAATAAAATGGATAAGCGTAATTGGACACCTGAAGAGCTAATTGCTTTTGAGAATAGAATTGGTGATCTTTACTTAGATAATAAATTGCCATTCTTGTTTCACCTATCAGGTGGCAATGAAGAACAGCTAATTGATATCTTTAAGGATATCAAGGAAGGTGATTACGTTATTAGTAACCACCGTAGCCACTATCACGCTCTCCTACACGGTATCCCTGAGGATGTATTGGAAGATCGCATCCTTAATGGACGAAGTATGTTTGTTTATGACAGAGAACGTAATTTCTTCTGTTCCGCAATCATTGGTGGTACACCTGCTATTGCAGCTGGTATTGCTCTTGCTCTAAAAAAGAAGGGATCTGACCAAAAGGTCTGGTGTTTTGTTGGAGATGGCACAGAAGACAATGGTCACTTGTTCGAAGCTGCTCGTTATGTAGAAGGCATGGATCTACCATGTACCTTTGTGATTGAAGCTAACAACCGTTCAGTAGAAGCAACCAATGAAGAGCGTTGGGGTAGCACTGCTCATTTTGAATGGCCTTTTAAGTGTGTAAAGAAATATCAATATGACATTACTTACCCACATGCACGTAAACCCGGTATGATTGACTTGTCGCAAGCTGTAAAAAAGACTGACGATGAGTACTTTCCACCTCTTGAACCATATGAATATTTGAATCCTCCTGTAGATACTGAAGGTGCTTCGTATAAGGATACTATGGAACAAGTTATGACAAAATTAGGTAGTGAAGGCGCTGTCTTTATTGGTTATAACGTAGCAAGAGGTGATGCTATGGGTACATTGAAAGGTGTACCAGCAGAACAAAAAATTGAAACACCTGTTGCTGAAAACCTGATGATGGGTCTAGCTATTGGTATGTCATTTGAAGGTTTTAAGCCAGTTGTTTACTTCGAACGTCATGATTTTATGATGGTTGCTATGGATGCTATTGTAAACCACCTAGATAAGATTGAAAGAATCTCGCATGGTGAGTTCAAAGTGCCTGTTATTGTGCGTGCAGTGTCTGCTGATTCTGGTCCGTTCTATTCTGGTATTACACACTCACAAGACTTTACTGATGTTCTCAAAACTGCAGTAACTATTCCAGTAATTGAACCTACCGATGCTAGAGAAGTAGTTCTTGCGTTTATGAATGCTGCTATGAGTAATCGTCCAGCTATCATTATTGAAAAGAAGTCTAGATACTAAAATGAAACGTATCCTAGTGATAGGTGAAAGTTGTAAAGACGTATTTGTCTATTGTGACGCAGTGCGCCTTGCTCCTGACGTGCCAGTACCAGTATTGAATGTTCTACATCAAGAAGAGAACGAAGGTATGGCAATGAACGTACTGCGAAATATAACAATTGTTGAAGATTGCAGTATTATTACCAATGACAATTGGGAATCTATTACTAAGACAAGATATGTGCATGAAGCTACTAACCATACGTTCTTTAGAGTAGATACAGAACCTAACTACGGTATATTTGATACACCAATTGATTATAAACAATATGAAGTCATTGTTATTTCTGATTACAATAAAGGATTCTTGACAGAAGATGACATTGAAACAATTTGTAAATCACATCCACGTGTATTCCTTGATACAAAGAAAAAACTAGGAAAATGGGCAAAGAAAGCTTTCATAATCAAAATCAATGATTACGAATACAATAATTCTGATCCTGATATAACAAATGCTTATAAAGATAAGATTATTCACACAATGGGTGGTCATGGATGTGAATACAATGGCAAACGGTATTCTGTTAAAAGAATGGAAGTCAAAGATTCTTCAGGTGCTGGCGATGCTTTTATGGCAGCTTTGGTTGTTAAATACGTCAATAGTCAAGATCTTGAACAAAGTATTGTGTATGCTAATGAGTGTGCATCAGAAGTTGTAAAACACCGAGGAGTGACCACCATATGACAATTTTAAGATACGATCAGGTTCCAGCAATAAGCAAAGGGTTTTCTCAAAAAGGTCAAGACTCATTTATTGAATATACATTTGACAAGATAGGTACCACTAATAAGTATTATGTTGAGTTTGGTGCCACTGATTGGCCAGAACTGTCTAATACAGCATACTTGCACATGAATGGTTGGAATGGCCTTCTTATGGAAGGTGATGAACAATACAGTAGACATGTAAATAACACCACAATTAATTATCACATGGAATGGATTTCCAAAGATAACATTTGTGATCTATTTGATAAGCACAATGTTCCAAAGTCGCCAGATTTTGTATCAATTGATCTTGATGGTATGGATTACTGGATTACTGATGCAATGCTTAATAAGTATTCTCCTAGAGTGGTGATGGTTGAAAACAATGTTCGTTTTGAACCTTATGAAAGCCAAACACGCAAATATGATATTAATTGGTTATGGTCAAACAACGGATGGTACGGTGCTTCTCCGTATGCATTTAAAAAAATGTTCAACTCACACGGATATACCCCTGTTTGGATTCATTCTGACGATATGATTGCTATCAGAAATGATGTATTGGTTGATAATGGTTACGAATTCACAGATTGGGATATTGTTTACCCTGCTTCACGATCTGAACTATATTGGGACCATAATGGTGAATACAATCACGAAGAATGGGAATCGGTTTGATTATACTTACTGGATCCGAAGGGTTCATTGGCAAGAACTTCTTAAAAGCTCTTGATGGACAACGTATATTGATAGTCAATCAACAAGACTGTCATTATTTCCTTTCCAATTTTAATGCATGGGATCAAGTTAAACTTATTCTTCACCAAGGTGCTATATCAAGCACCACAGAAAAAAATATTAGACTATTGTATAATTACAACATAGAGTTCACTCTGGCATTGTTGGAAAAAGCTAGAGATCACGGTATTCCAATAAAGTATGCATCATCAGCTTCAGTTTATGGCAATTTGGATGGTATACCTAACCCTATTAATCATTATGCTATGTCTAAATTGCAGATTGATTACTGGGTACAAGACAATATCGATGATTTTAAGTTTATACAAGGATTTCGTTATTTCAACGTCTATGGTGACGGAGAAGAACATAAAGGTGACCAGGCAAGCCCAGTTAGCAAATTTACGTGGCAAATTAAAGAGTCTGGTAAACTTAATCTATTTGAAGGATCAGAAAATTTTAAAAGAGACTTTATTTGTGTAGATGATGTTGTAGATATAGTATTAAACAACGACAAACGATCTGGTATCTACGATCTTGGTACAAGTAATCCAAGAAGTTTTGAAGAAGTTGCAAATGCCGTTGCAAAGCAGTATAATGGTGAAGTAAATATCATTCCATTTCCCGAACACTTGGTTGGTAAATATCAGTCCTACACATGTGCTAAGAAGGAGTGGGGTGACCACAAATTTAAAACGATAGAAGAATATTTAAATGGAAAATAAACAACTATTCCTGACTGGTACATTTGATGTTATCCATAAAGGACATATTGCATTATTAGAACACGCTAAAAGCTATGGTGGAACCCTCACAGTTGCCATTGATACTGATAGACGCGTATCAGAGAAAAAAGGTCCTGATCGTCCTTTTCATAATGAAAATGATAGAAAATATGTTATTAGTTCCATAAAACATGTTGACAATGTTGTACTTTTTAATTCAGATGAACAACTTATCAATATTGTAAAAAACCTTAACCCAGATATTTGGTTTGCTGGTAGTGATTGGTGGGGCAAAGAATTTCCTGGTAAAGAATATGCCAAGACTGTAAAATATTTTGAAAGAATAGAACCATACTCAACAACAAGGATTCTAGAAAGATGAAGTTTGTAGTTGACATTGATGGCACCATATGCAATACTATCGATGGTGATTACGCAAAAGCAGAACCATATCACGATGCTATAATTCAAGTAAACAGTTTATATGACCAAGGTCATAAGGTTGTTTACTTTACAGCTAGAGGTATGGATAGAACTGATAATGACCCAGTAAAAGCTAGCGAGCTTTTCCGAGAATTAACAGAACAACAATTGCAAGATTGGGGTTGTCAATACCACCAATTAATTATGGGGAAACCGTCTGGTGACTTCTATGTTGATGATAAAGGAATAAATAGTGAACACTTCTTCAGCTAGAGAATGCGTAGTAAAAGGTTGGGGTTACGAGGAGATCGTTTGCAATACAGAAAAGTATTGTTCAAAAATTCTTCATTTCAACAAAGGTAAAAGACTTTCTTGGCACTACCACAATATCAAAGATGAAACATTCTACGTAGAGAATGGTTCCGTTGTTCTTGTATACGGTGAAACTGACGATATTAATCAGGCAGAGCAAATTGTTCTACAACCTGGTGATTCTTTTCACATACGCACGGGTCTACGTCACCAATTGATAGGATTAGAAAATGCTCGTGTATTTGAATTTTCTACACAACATTTTGATGATGATAGCATCAGAGTAATAAAGGGCGATTAGCCAAACATTCCCTGGTAGCTCAACGGCAGAGCAAGCGACTGTTAATCGCTAGGTTATAGGTTCGAATCCTATCTGGGGAGCCAATGAGGGATGGTGTAATGGCAACACAGGGGCCTTTGAAGCCCTTATTCTAGGTTCGAGTCCTAGTCCCTCAGCCAAGGGAATGTAGCTCAGTGGTAAGAGCAGAGGACTCATAATCCTTCGGTCGTGGGTTCAATTCCTACCATTCCTACCATTTAAAAGTATACGGAATCTGTCGTAGGTAGTAAGCGAATAACGCTTATTGTCCAGCGTTCCTACGGGAACAATATAAGGAGTAACACGATGACCTCGATGTTCGATTACGATGACACAGTAAATCTTGCTTTTGACGCAAAGATTGCCGGTAAGAAACTAGTAACTGCTAAGCATGAATTGCTTACAAAAACTGGTGATTTTCTATTCCTCGCTCACAGCGACAAAGAATTAGCTCAACGCATGCAAATGGTTGAAGAAGACATCGAGAAGGTAGCTTATCGCAAGCTTGCTAATGTCAGTGACTCTAAAGCTAAGCTTGTACGAGCAGTATACGAAGAATGGTCAATTCGCCACGCTAACTGTGATTTTTGCAAAGAAAGTAGTACAAAAACTGCATGGGGATGGAATCCTATTTCTGACCTAGGTCAAGCTATTTCTGATGTAGGATCAGGTGCAGGCAAGGCTACAAAAGCAGTAGGAAACGCCGCTAAAGATGTTGCACACGCTGTAGGAACTGGCGTAGGAGATGCTGTTTCTGGTGTAGGATCTGCTGCAAAGGCAGTAGGAAACGAAGTAACAAAACTTCCAGGCCAAGCAACTGACGTTGCTAAGGGTGTTGCAAATGCAGTAGGAACTGGCGCTAAAGATGTTGCTCACGCCGTAGGAACTGGTGTAGGAGATGCTACAAGAGCAGTAGGCACAGGAGTATCAGCAGTAGGAAACGAAGTACAAAAACTTCCAAGTCAAGTTTCTGACGTTGCTAAGGGTGTTGCTCACGCTGTAGGAACTGGCGTAGGAGATGCTGCTTCTGGTGTAGGATCTGCTGCACAATCTGCTGGAAACGCAGTAGGAACTGC